TGGAGCTGGGGCAGGGGCAGGGGCTGGGGCAGGGGCAGGAACTGGAGCTGGAGATAAAGCTGGAGCTGGGGCAGGAGCTGGAACAGCCATAGGCGCAGCAGTATAATTTGGTACCCTAGGGGCAGGTGTTGCTGGTCCCTCAAGATCCTGAACTGGATTTGTATTAAGAGCAATAGAAGGTTCAGCAAAATTACTAGCACTTGCTGATTCCCCATTAGGAATATTTGTATTTGTCATTAAAAAATCCATTAAATAATCAGTACCAGTATTTGCTGTTTCACCCACATTGTTTCTAATTAGTTCACTCGTAGTTATATTTCCATCGGGAATAATAGGCGCCTGAGGAATTGCTAATGGTTCAGGAATACCCATGGCAGCTGATTCCGTCTGTATTTGTTCTGTCTGAACTATAATTTCATTTGTATCAGAAACACTCGGTGCTTCAGAAATAGGTTGAGCAGCTTTTTCGGAACTATTTTGATAATATTCGTCGTCCTCCAAAAAAAGTGTACTTAACAATGTATAAATTCGCTCGTAAGATTCATAGGAATCTACACGATGAAGATGAAATGTATAGTAAGGATGCTGAGAAAATATATATATATCAATACCAGGATTATAGGATTCAACAAAATCACTTTCATCTGGATCAGCAATTGTAAATGCCCCCCTATTTTCAAACCATTTTGCAACAGACTGTTTAGCTTCCTCATCAGTTAATTCAAATTCAGTTTGTACACTTCTTATTAATTCTGTGGTAAGTCCCTCTCCCTGAAGTATTAGACGGGTAGCGAGCTGTGTCAGGAAAGAACCGATTCTATCTTCGTTCAAAAATTGTGAAACCGCCTTGTACCGAATAGCAATCAAAGGACTACTATCTCCCAGTGGCTTTATTTCCTGGAAAAATGGTTGAAATCTTATCAGGCGATTTCGTATTTTTGCAGCAGAAAAACGCGGAGTATCCGATGAAAGAGTTGTATTTAAAATAAGAGATAAATCAGCTAATTTATAGTTTACGCGATTGATTTCGGGTGGAAAATTATCAAGTGCTGTTCTCATAATTCCACCAAAATCCGAAAAGTCATATTCCAATTCCAGTTTACGTATTTTTTTTGGCGGAATAACGCTTAAATCTGCAGAACCATCTTCAAAAATACGTATGGTTCCATAAATAGCTGGTAGTGAACCGATTGCCTCGCGATGTAGATATTTAATATATAAAAAATCACTATCACTCTTAGGCGCCATCTCTTTTGCCCATTGGACTAATAGCTCAGGATCTGATAAAGTTGGGATTGGTAGAATGCCTTCAACATGTATTTTTGACACAGCAGTGCCCTGAGCTGGTATTAATCGCATATAAGGTCTATTGTTTGTTACCCGCAGACGATAGAAAAGGCTCTCATTTCCTTCAAATCCTGGAACACGACCTGGCCAAACGATACGAAGAAGTTTTACTCCATCCACTCTTAATAAAGGCTTTGGCAGAGAAATTAATTCTTGAATACTCTCAAGACCTACCTGACGTGTTTTTGTAAATTTACGAAAAGTTGATACAAAGCGCAGGTCTTCTCCAGTGGGTTTTCTAGAACCTGAATTGGTTAAGGATGGATAGTAGGGACGAAAACGACCATTCCAATCTGTTTCTGAAATTTCGTCAGGTCGTATCCATCCTTTTAATAATGATTTTAGAGGGAAACAATGTAATACAGGAATTTGCTCAACACGTTCGCCTATTCCAAATATTTCCTCAACATTTGTCCGATTGCGCATTGTTAAAGATAATGATGGAAAAGAGCCATCAGGTGTTCTGAATCTTGCTGAAATTTTTGATAATGAGGAAAGCGGGCTAATAATCGTTTTAATATACAGTTTTTCATCGGCCGTTCCTGATGGAAACCATAAATAGTCCAGAGTTTTGTAATTAGAGGTTGATTGTAAATCTCCTGATGCTGTTTCACCAATTGGTTGAGCTAAAAATAGAAATTTGGGCAGATAATATGCTGATTCTTCATTTGTTAGTCTAGATGTTAATTCCTGAAAAATTTGGCCTTTTATATTATCAATTGAATCAAAAGGATAAACAGTTAGTTCAATATCATTAAAGATAGGTATTCCAGATGAAAAACCTGACAATATTTTTACCTGAACCGGAAGAAGACCATCTGTTAAATCTCTTATGACTCTCGGATGGATTATTCTATTTATCCCAATATCTAGGGAAGCAGAATTTTCTAATATATTTGATACCACTGATGGCCCTAAGGCAGCTGAAGCCATTCTTGTCCTATTTTTCCTTTGTTATTATTGTTTTTTAGACTATCATGTGCAATATCAAAATTCTACAGAGTTCCAAAATTCAGTACTAGAGGTGCTAGATTTTTGAACTCAATACCTAGCAGAGAATACATAATAAAGTTAAGTGCCCAAGCAAAATAGTGTGAGGGGGTGTGGGATTTGGGATGTTTGAATGTGAGCTATTTTTTTGGTGTTTAAAGATTTATTTTTTGGATAGAAATATTCCACCAACAGATAAATCAGTTCCATCTTTTGATGGATCGTAAGTAGGGCTATCTGTTATGTAAATTCCGCAATATGATACAGGATGTGCCTGAAAATTCTGTCTTGTGTATAAATTTAATGCCTCAGCTTCTTGTAATAGCCATCCAAAATTGTTCCAAAATTCGGGTGTATGACCAATAGAAACAGTACACACATGTGCTAATTCATGAAGTGCTACAAACATGATGGTATCTTCAGGTACAAGGGATTCATCGGCTCCTGAGCGTTGCCTTAGACAGAGATGAATTGATTCTCCTTTATTAACTGAATAGGATGTGGAGGAGGCCTCTGGTGTTGCTTCTAAAAATCTCAACGGGTCAGGACGAAAATTTTTTTTCATTTGTTTTATTTGGTTCTTGTCAGGATATTTTTGTTCAAGACGATCACATAGTGTCATGAGCCTAAGGCGAACACGGGCAAGTAAATCTGCTGCACCCTGTTTATCAGGAAGGTCGCGAACTTTATAGATTTTGCCGTCTACTTTTGATACAATATTTACAGTTGGAAATTTGGATGAAAATATATTTGAAACCCATTCCTGAGTTTTTGATAAAATATCTGACATGATTAAGGTCAAGTTCTCTCCTGATAAAACATTAAGGTTTTTAGGTAAACTTTAATATTCTATGATAATATTGTTTTAGACCGATAAACATTTTGAAATGTTTGCCCCTTATGCACCAATCTCAAGAGGGCGATGAGAGATATCAGGTGTGATAGTGCTCTGATTGAAGATACTAACAGGCACTTGAGGATTGGGTGGTTCGCTGCGTAATTGACGATTAGCATTACGTAATGATTGTCCAACTGTATTTACACCAATGAGTGCTCCAGCACTAAGGAAGTTTTTGCCTTTTAATGAGCCCGTACCCATTGGATTCTGTTGAGCCCAAATTGAATTCATGTCCTTTGGTAATAGTTCACTTGGCATTAGTTGATCACGTGGGTAGCATCCAGCAGGTGCCTCGGCTGTTCCAAAATTAGCTGGGCCTTCATATGTGCTTAGATCAGCAAATCCCTCCTCTTGTTTAGCAACAGGCATCTGATTAGGATTAGCCTGACTTACCATTGGAGCGCTCATATTTTGCTCAGCATTCATGGGTCCATTTACAGCACCAGGACCAACAGGTGTATTATTTCTGTCCCTGGCAGTATTTACAGGCCCCATTGAGGGTGGCATCATCATATTTTCAAAACGTTCTCTGTGTCCAAGTAAGCCAAAAAGTGAGTTATCGTATTGATAGACGATAAACAGAACTACAAGTACGACCAAAGCGGTCAGAATCACACTATTCATCTGAATATCTGTAATACCTATCTAAAAAGATGGCGCACTCGTAACCATTCTTCTGACTTATGAATTTGGATCAATAGATAGGTATTTGCCAATTCTGGATAAATAAAGAATTCAAAGATTTTGTAAATAAAGTAAAAGAGAAAGGCAAGAAAATATCATTATTATTATTCATTAGTCTCTATGGATTTATCATCCTCTTCCTCATCAAAATCACTGTCCTCAAATTCGTCTGACCGTCCTCCGTACTTTTTTAAATAGTTATCCGTAGATATTTGAGCCTGAACATATGCTAATTTGGCCTTTAATCTTGCCTCACGTACTTTTGATAATGCTACCTCACGAGATAATTGCTCATATGGCATTTCAAAATTATCAGAATATTCATTTAAATCATTAATATCATTAATTTCTAAAAGTTCACCAGAATCATTAGACTCTTTTATATCCGGAAGTGTAATAAGTATATTTTTATGAGCTATTTTATGCTCTAAAGTCCATACTAAATTGATATTTTGATTCATAAATATCATAGAATCTGGAGAAAAAGTTAATGTATCCTGTATTTTGTAATCAGCATTTACAATACTTTCTTCATGTTTATTTTTAATAGAATTATTTAAAATTTTAAGAAATGTATCAACTGTATATTTTTTACTAAAATACTGACTAGTTTCGTCAATGAATTTTTGAAGAAATTCATGAAATATACTTTTATTTTCATTTTTTCCGAGTGTTTTTTTTAACACATTTTCAGGAACGGAAACTAAATCAGAACCTGCACTAGTTTTAGATAAATCCAGATCTGTCAAAATAACTGTATATTTAATATTAGAATTAGCTAGAAATTTAAAAATATAGGATATTTTACCACTATCCTTTACAAGTTCAGGTTTGGCTGTTATAGACATGTCCTATGTATATTTTTGAACAATGTGTTATTTACGTAGACGCGTATCAATTATGTATTAATAGAAAGTTTCATAGAGTATGAATACAGGTGTTCAAAATCAAAAAGAACGTCTCAGTGAGATAATGAAAAAATCTATTGAAAAAACGGCGATGGCGCTCCAAACGTCTCAAAATAAAGAATATATACAGCTTTTTTTGATCGATCCATTTATAAAATATATTTTTTCAAGAATATTTCCGTATATTTTAGTTGGTGTAAGTGTATTTGCTGGACTTTTTTTATTTATTGCTTCAAGTATGATTTTTCTAATTATGAAAACCCATAGTTGGGATTCAGTAAGAAATACCAAAGTGTGCCCGTTTTGTTTTCGTCAAGATATTTAGTTTATTGTAGTAACATGTCTTCCGTACCACCTACAAATCAAAATGCTATTCAACAGCAACCGGCCTTAAATTTTGCCACATTAGTAAAAAATTGGATACACTACGATGATTTAGCATCCAGTTTTTACAAACAAACACTGAATGCACGAAAAGTTCGTTCAGAATATGAATCACAGATTCAAGAAAATTTACAGAAACAAAAAATGGAAAATGCTGTTATTCAGGTAAATGGTGGTAAAATTAGTATTGTTGACGAAAGACAACCGTCACCGCTAACAATGCTCAAACTTGAAGATCTTTTACATAACTATTTCCTTTCCAAAAAACAATCAGACCAAACTAGAGAAATATTAGACTACGTACGAGAAAATCGTGGAATGACTAGTTCAAAAAGATTACGATATATATAGGACTTCCATATAGAGAAATGAAGTTTGCGATGGTCTAAGATTATTAGATTGAGCCTAAAAAATTATAAAGTAAATATATTAGAATTATTTTCTTAATTAAGTTGTTGCAGTAGCAGCACTAAATGGAAACTCAATGGCATACTTGGATAAATAGTAATATGCTAACAAACAGTGATGCTGAAGATGGTGAGTTTCTTTCAGTAAAAGATTATTTTAGCTACATCTTTAAATCAATCATTATACCAAAAATACGTAATAAAAAAATAATAATGATTTATGATGATATTAATAATATGACTGAACGTGCGCTAAATGTGTATTTCTGGATGTGGATAGCTTTTAATAAGAGTAAAAATCATCCATATCTTTGGAAATCTCACAGTTTAAACAGTATTTATGAACCACGAAATTTAGACATACTTGAATATCTTGATTTAAAACTATTCCCAGATGAATTTTGGAATAATATTAAAAATACATGTGCTTTTGGTCATTTCTCACCAAATTTATCAGATTTTGGTCGTATATTTTGGGAAACACTGCCAGGATTTATGTTAGGACACATAAATCTTGAACATTCCAGTGGTCTCAGTCATTTTTTCAATTCAGGAATAGGAGTTGGAGCTGGAGCTGGAGCTGGAGCAGCAGCTGGAATAGAAAAATCTGAATCAATCATACGAGTTGATGTTGATCCATATGTATCCGACTATATAAATAATAATCAGTACCCATAGAGAAATTATTTTAATGGTCTAAACAGACCATGTTCCTTCCTTAAATGGTAAAATACCAATTGTATCAGCTTGTGCCTGGTATTTTTTCATCTTTTTATCAAAAATTAATGCTTCAGGTGATTGTGGAGAGTTTATACCCTGAGCAATTATTTCCTTATCATGATTTTTCTGAATAGGCTTGATTCCATAGCAATTTACGCCAAATCGTAGTCCTGGATTATCAAAATATCCTCCATTTACTCCCACTCTGCCACAGGCATTTCTCTGCTCTTCAGGTCCCTGCTGAAGTTTATCATAAGTTTGCTGTTGAGTAGGATATACAGCTGCTTGCCCTTCTACCCAGCCATAGTTACACCAATCTGCCCCCTGTTTCCATGCTTCTTTTACTTGTTCATATGTAGCTAATTCAGCTCCCAATGCTCTACATAGAGGCGCGGCATCATCATACGTATAGACATTTTTTGCTACATTGAATACCTGCTTTTGATTCATTAATGGTATAGATGGTAACTGAGATACATGTGCAGCAATATTCCCTGGTGTTTCACCTGTCATTTGTTGCTCAGCCGTAGGAGATTGTGGTGGTGGTAGAGGTGGAAACTGGGGCTGAGATTGGGTATTAAGTCCAAGAGAATCTTTGATTTTTTCCCATGATTGTTTGAAAAAATTGTTTATTGATACAGAGAATATTGAATATAAAATAACTAAAACAGTAATGGCTGCCAATACAACTATTATTGGCATGTAGACCAAGAGTCCTCCAAATCCTTGATTTGATTCAATTGATGCATTCAGAGAATTATTTATAGGTTCAATTATTGACTCTGAAATAGCGTTTGCTGATGAAGCTAGTGGATTTTGTGAATTTCCAAAATTTATTGTTGGAATTATATTTGTACTACTTGACATAGTGTATCCCTATAATTTAATTGTAAATAATGATTAATACTATAGATTTTTAGGGGTTTTAGGTGTTTTTATATTTAATACTAAATATTAAGTTACTGCACAATCATAACTTATAAGATTGATAATTAATAATACTTATTTTAGAAAAAGTATTATGTATTATTAATTTTTATTAATTAGGAGAGTTAGAGTTGTAGGAGTGGACAGATAACTATATTATTTAAAAAGTCTCTTCTGCCGTACGATTACCACCTCGCTCATTAATGAAACGTCTTTGCGCTGGAGTTGTGCAGACACAGCCCATATCCGATGAATAGGATGATGAACAGCACTCAGGTTTTGCCTGGTTATTTTTCAGGTAAAAAAGATTATCAGGGCCTGGAACAACTTCAGGGCCAATTAGAGGTTCATTGGGGCGAACATATCTAAACTCAGTTTCGGCACTTTCAGGTTTCAGGCTGACGGCATCAAAGGGACCAATAGGACTATAAGATTTTTTGGCACCTCCTGCATTTTCAAGAAAATAGTTGGCAAAACCCTCGCCCATCACAGGTTGATACGAAGAATATACCATTAAAATATTTGCAACTAAAAGTAAAAGTAGTCCTGTAATTAGGAATCCCGTATTCATTCTAACACTCTATAGACTTTTTGTTAATTTTTATGGAACCTTAGAATTTAATCTGTATAAAAATAAAATCATATGTGCCAACGCCCCCCAGGAATTATATAAATATAACTGTTCAGATTAAAATTTGCTATAAAGATTAAAAGTATTCCTATGATTATAATTCCCGTATTGATTTAATCTTGATAAAATAAAATCATATGTACTACTTATTTTTTCTACACCAACTTCAGTAAAATCCTGTATAATATACGTGAGTTCTCCCTCGGAATTGTATATATATAACTGTCCAGATTCTGTAATAGGCGTATTTTTCATCAAATAATTCCAAGAATTATTAATGTATTCTGACATGCTGTATTTTTGAATACCTTTATTTTTATGAACCCATAAATATTCTGGTGATTTTGCTAGTTTAAACTTTCCACAAATTCTGTCATTTTCGTTTATTTTTGATCCAATTTCATAGTGAGTATTTTCAATACTAATATTTGTTATTTTAACAAGTTTTCCTGATATTTTATAGTAAAGTTCGGTTAAATTCTTAAATATTAATGGAGCATTGGAATTATTTATTTGATTTGAATCAGCATATTTTGAGTTAAGAATATTTTCCACTCTGTTTTGATAAAGACTATTGCCATTCTCATCGGATTCCTCCAACTCCTCCCAATCCCTGACAATAATTTGCTTATCATCTTTTAATCCGGATACAGTAATTGTTCGTGTTTTTGTTACTAAAAAATAGAGTTTTTTATAGCTATAGAATGTTTGAAATGCTTTACAATGATCTTTGGCAAACGTCCATCTAGCCATATGTTCATCCCAAACAATATGATATGAACTTACTAAAACTCCTTCAATATTCCATAAATAAACTCCTTCTCCATTCATTTCAATAACTGCTTCCACAAATCCATCACCATCGCCTGGCTTAATATTTTCAATATATTTCCAAACACCATCAGAAAGTTTTACTTTCGTACCAGGCGCTAAACAAAAAGCATCGCGCATTCCTGATACTGCCCCAGATCCTACAGCAACTTCAATAGCTGCAATCGTAGGTAAAATAATTATAGGTATAAAGGGAAATAGTACGAAGAAAAGTATTATAATAGCAGCTACCATTATCCCAAGAATTATTAGCACAATTTTAACTACAAAATCTTTCATATTCAACATTCCGCGAATTACTGATAGGGATGCAAAGAGCATACCAAGAACTATAGCATTTGTTCTCTCAAATGCTGCTCTAAAATGCTGGAAAATACTAAAAATAGAATAAGAAGTTGCCACATATTTACGATAAAGTGGATCCATGAATTCTTCAAATTGTTGTTTGATTTTATTTAAAATTGTTCGTATAATATCAATCCCCTGAGAAATAATTCCAGCTGAACTAGCAGTTGCTCCAAAAAGACCAATAAAAGGACTAAAAATGAGCGCTGTGGCTTTTTCTACAAGTTGACCTGTACAGAATGAGAAATTATCAATTGAAAATTGCGTATCTGAGCGAGGATCAGTATGTGGTTTAAAATAGGATGAGGTAGCCATTACTGCCAATTCACATCGTCTTTTATCCCAGTTTTTAATAATTGCTGATTTTTCAAGACTAAATACTAAATATCCTAGGCTAAATAATAATAAAAATGTTAGAGCTAAAAAAGGCCATATAAGCATCTGCTAACTGTAGGTAGCTATCCTACAATATTTAAATCACAATTATTTCTTTATAAATAGACTCTGTTTTTTGTTCTAAAGCATTTTTATAGGCTTTCTCTGAATCCGGGGAGCAAACTTCTAAATAATCACGTATTCTTATTGGAGGATCTGTAGCAAGTTCTAATTGGGAATTGGGGGTGCAGATAAAACTTCTGAAGACTTTTGGTTCACCAAGTCTTTGAAATCCCCAGAGTTCTTTAGCACGTTTCCATGATTGTGACCAACTATCCCATACAAGGGTTGCTGATCCAATTATTTTTCCTGATGGTGTCTGTGAAATCTCATTAATTTCTTTTGTTATAACACCTACTATTTGACTACCTGTTGAGAGATTATCGCCTAAAATGATATTAGCCGCTGGAAATCTACGACCGTCCTGAAGAATTATTCTTGTTTCTGGATCAATAGCGGGTGAATATTCATCAGGTAGAAATTTATGGATGCCACTGCCACTGCCACTGCCACTGCCACTTCCACTGCCCCTCCCACTGCCACTACCAAGACCATTAACTTGTTCCTGAAGATTTACCATTGTTTCATGGTCACCAAGCGAAGTTTCATCATAATCCATAAATGTATATCCTCCAAATGTTATAGTATGCTTATCAGTATTAAAACATATTAATGGTCTATCAACACCTCCATTCCAAGGAGAAATTGGACGAGCATCAGGATGGATTTCTGCTCGCAACGGATGATTATTATGTATAATATAATGATTTGTTGATACAATGATTGGACTTAAAGAACCATCTTTTCTAGGTAACTCTACCATTGGTTGACCATCACTTATAAATTTAAATGTGCTTGTTATACGTTCATTACCAGGTAAAAGTATATCTCCAATAGAAATATTTTTACACTCTACAAATCCTTTACCTTTGACATGAATCTTAGTCTCAGGAGCAAAACAAAAAGTATCTAAAAAACGAAATAGAACAGTGTTTCCAAAATTTTGTACACCAGTTATGGCCGAAAGAGCAATATAAATTATTGAAAAAAATGTGGTGTAGAGTCTAGTCATTAAATTTTTAATTCGTATTGATGAAACTCGGAGAGCCATAAACATACCGCGAATGCGATCGGCAAATTCTTGAAAAATAACATTTATACCGCCTCCCAATGTTCCAACTGCTAAACGCATGCTGTTTAAACTTGAAATTAATATAGTAAGAACACTAGCAAGAGAACCAAACATTGATGTAAATGACGATACTGCAGGACTGGCGTGAGTATTAAATATTTTTCCAAGACAGAAATTAAAATTATCGGTGGCATTAAAACCATAGAACGAAGCAAATGGTATTATACTTGGACTACATCGGTACTGTTCCCAATTATCTTTAACTTTTTTGTAGGATGCTAATTGAGATAGTCCAATAATTATTAGATAGACAATAAGAATCCATAGGAGTATAACCATAATAGCATTTGAAACGTCCCATAATTGGGTTCCATTTTCTAAATTTTTATAAAGTCCTTTTATATTTTCCATTCTAGTTGTATTAAACCCTACTTTGTTCGGATGAAAAGGTAAATAATCCAAGATTCGCGGAATTCATATAATTAGTAATAAATTTAATAATTTTAAGAATACTACACTGCGAATCAAGTTATAAATTAATGCTAAAATGCTTTAAGACTATAGTGTCTGCGTATCCAATTGCGATCCTTGGCAAATAAAGCCGAAGATTTTGGAGCAGTGCGTGTAGAAAGTTTTGCAACTGCATTCAGTTTTCGGAAAACTCCCAGTGGACCGAACTCTTTTATTGCTGAACGGAGGCTACTGCGTCTTTGGGTAGTATTTACTTTAGTGGAATATCCATGTTTAGCCAATTCACCCTGACGCAATGGAGATATAGATCTTGAGCCAGGTTCTACACCTTTACCAGATAAACCACGATTTTTTATACATCCTGGTTTTACATAAATATTTGTAGCCGTGGGACGAACAATTACAGTTTTTCCACGTCTATGTTGTTTATATCCTTGATTTTTTACTGTATTTCTAAAATGTCTCACATAGCCTTTACGTAAAATCATTCCATCCGGACACATAACATCATCAGGTTTAGCACGCTGAGCAGATTCAGAACGTCTCAGACGTTGTTGCGACCGAGCTGCTAGACGACTGCGAAATTCTCTTTGTGATTCATTATAAACTGTTGTTGAGCGAACACATCTAGATGGTACATATTTGCCCGTTGATTTCACAGTATATGCTTTACGCAAATGATACCCCCTGGGACATTCATTTGTTGACTGAGACTTTGGTCTAGAACGTGTAAATCTATGTCTTATATATGGCATATCCTATTAATCCTAAGATAATTCCAATTCATTTCGTATAATCCATGGAAAAATTCTAAAATAGTTTTCCAGAGCATTTTTATATTCAAGTTTATCCTCTTCATCAATATTTAAAACAATATCACGCAAATGATTAAAAAATTTACTGGCTATTTCTTGAGTCCTGACAGAAGATTCAGGAAATGTAGGAATTATTGTATATTTTTTTCCCGAAAGAATAGCCTCCGCTGATTTATAGATAGAACCAAGAATACTCAAATATTTTTTCTCAATCTCCTTAATATTATCATTTTCAGGACCACTATTATTTTCTGAATTTGTGGTTTCTGGACCCGTTTTATAAATATCAGAATTTATACTTTTTTTTAATTCTTGTGCTAATTGTATTGATTCACTATTCATCTGTTCATTCATTTTACTTTTTATTTTTGGATAAAAGTACAATTCCAAGTATAATTAAACCTATAGCTGTTGCTAAAAACATAGAATTGCCATTATTTCCTAAAAATGCTTCTTTTGTTATTAAGTGTGACTGATAAGGTGGTGGTTTAGGGTCATAAATAGTATTAGCCTGAGATTGAGAAATTAGAGTTTGGATTTGTAGGTTTACATCATTTATTTTTTTATTAGTATCTGAAGTTCCGGAAGAAATAGGAAGTGTTTCAGGAATTCTAGGTTGTAAAAGAGGTGAGCCAGATATTCCTGACATTCTATCGTCTAGTACGAAAAGAGTGCGAAACAATTCTATAAATTATATTTAATATAATTTATAGATGTCTTTTCCAAATTCAAATCCGCCTCCTATTGAACGGCGCTCTTATGAAGCAGCAGCAGCAGAAGCCGAATCAACACCCTTAGCTTTTGATCCTACAACTCGGGCAAAATATATACGTGATATGATGAAAGATATGCAGAAGTACATAAATGAAGGATTAACAGAGGATGAAATAAAATCAAAAGTAGGAAGATTTGCCGATGATTATCCACAATTTTATAAAAAAATATTAAATAAAGAGGATTTAACACCAATACGTACTATGTTAGGAATGTTAGAATATATGGGACAGGGTCGCGTTAATCAGCATCAAGCATCCATGGTAGTTGGGACTGACTTATACAAAAAATTCGTTGAACCTCAGGTTAGAAATAGAAGAAGTGAAAATTAACTACTAGAGATTACACCCTGCCGGATCGGAACAGAAAATTCTCTGCACCAATCTATACATTTTAATAAATTCCTATTTAAAGTATTACTAATCACATTTGACATTATCTCTGTTTTACCTGTTGTCTTAAATTCATATCGCATCTTGGTGATAATTTCAAAGATTTGTTTCAAATATTTTATTTGATAATTAATAAGATTCATTTGAATTGAAAAAATATTGTTCAAAAAACTGCTATCCATACCTTGCTCAAACATATTAAAAGAATAATCTTCAGAATGCCATCTATCAAGCTTATCCAGGTGTTCTTTCTTACATCCTTTAAATCCAATTCCAATAAAATATTGCTCTGGATTACAGGGCCGACTCACAGATGGCTTGTATAATGTCCATTTTTTAAAAAAATACTGTATAAAATAAATAAGTTGTGTTGTTTTTTGATTTTGTATATCAAAAAATTTCATAATCATCATTCCATCTTTTTTAAGCACTGCCAACCCCAATTTTGCCGATGCCAGCAGAAGAGGAAAAATTTTATCTTCTTGATGAAGATAATCATCCGAAAAATCTAGACCTCCATCCGCTGTATAAATATTTACTTTTGTATTATTATCTCCTTCTACTTCTTTAATAAAAGACTGCTGATTTTTGATTTGTAAAATATCACCTGTTCTATCTTCTCCATAAACAATTTTGATGTTTTTATTTCTTGATAAAAAGTTCGTTGCCCTTTTCCATCCTGGAACATTTGGAAGAAGAGGGCGCAATGTAATAGCAGTAGATTGTATAATTTTAGCCCTATTTTTTTCAGCTAAATCAAATAATGCTTCTATAAATCCTCCTGGTCCTTCACACGCATGAGCAGAACGAATACCACGGGATTTTTCATAACTACTGATATTATCAAAAAATTTAAAAACTTCTAAAAGCTCCACCATTTTAAAATATGAACGTGAGAGAGGACGTAAAATACATATAGACTGTGGAAAATTTGCATATTTACTTTGAGTGTAAACCAGTTCATAAGGATTTACTATTTTTTTATAATATTCCCAATTATCATTTAAAAATAAGGGATTTTTATCATATTCAGCGATAGATTGTCTTAATTCCTCAAGATATAATTGCTCTATATTTGGAAATTTTTGAAGACTTAACAGATTAAAAAATGGCTCTTGAATTTCACCTTTGTAGAGAGTATATGTCTTCCAGGGTGGAGGTTCACTTTGTGCTACAGGTATTTCCATAATTATTTATTTTGTTTAATCCTTATATGCTCCAAGGTATTGACTCTAAGGTAACGTTCAAAGGATATACTTTCATATATCTATATTACATTACTTCAATATCTACATCAGGTTCATCCAAAACTGCCTGAGCTTGAGGAACCTGTAGATGAACTTGGAACTGATTGGTAGCACAAGGATCAATTACAATATTTGCCTGATCAAGAAGATCCGAAATATCACCATCTTGTTCTTCACCATTACCATCCCCATTGGTCTGTACAGGTGGTAAACCTTCTCGCAGACGTGTTAGAGCCTGCTCATCAAGAAGAATCTGACTAAAAGCAGTACCACCACGAATAGTCTGTCCCATCATAATATTAGCTGACACCCCCATGACAGGGTCAATTTCACCAAATATACTGGCACGCTGAACAATACTTTCTGTTTCTTCAAAGGACATCTTAGCAAGTGGGCCAATATTACTCTTATTAATACCATATCTATCAATGGACATTAATCTACCATTTCGTGTCATTACATCAGTCAAAAGCCCAAGATGACGATAATTTACACCCACTTCATTAAACAGTACATTAATCTCAGTCATTAGTGCCTCACGAGTCGCCTCTACACCCAAAACTTCATAAATATCATGTACATTTGTGCTATACAGTTTTGAGCCATCTACCATTGGATGATTCATTACACGAATAAAGTTAGAACCATCGGTATCCAAAATATACTGTTCAATATCCTGGTATTTTCTATCATTACTCTCCTCACCAATATCTCTTAGTTCAACTTTCTGATTATCCTTTCTAAAAGTAACAGCTTTAATTCCTGGAATACCACGAATAACCAGCTGAGTCAACAGACGATTCTTAAATTTCTTTAGATTTATATAGTCATCCAAATTGGACGCCGTCTTGGAGTATCCTAATGATTTCTTATTTTCCTTAGTATCAATCTTAATACGAAGAACGAGCTTATCAGCATTATAGTCTGAATAAATAACTTCAACACCTTGGAAGGAGTTTTGAATAGCAAAGACAACCTCCTGGATTGAAATATTTTTATTAAACATGACCTCTTTATTGAGCTCTAGACGAAGTACCCATTTGGATTCATAGGATTTTTCTTGCTCTTTTGTTTCGGCAACCCCTCCAAATCCATCTGATTCGGCTGCCTTTCCTGATAGTACACCATCAACCAAGCGGGCAAAATGTAGTAGATCCTTATCTTCATCCAGAACTGTTGATTCTTCGTTTGGCTCCCAGTAAATAGCCACTTTTTCAGTAATATTACGTAGGATAGTAAGCTCCAAATCCTGTTGAACCTCACGAGCACGTTCTTTTGAATTCCTGTATTCAGGTTTCATTGTAATTGTTAAAGATGTTGCCTTTGGATTTTTAGTGACTTTTAGCAATTCTCGCAGACGAGGAACACCACGTGTAACGTTTGACTTTGATGCCACACCTGCTAAATGAAACGTATTCAAAGTCATCTGTGTACTAGGTTCACCAATTGACTGAGCAGCAACAATTCCTACTTGTTCTCCAGGCTGCGCCCATGATCGCATATTTTTTAATACAAGTAATTCCGCAAGAGAATCAAATGCACGCATCGTGAAGCGTTCTTTAATAATAATATTATGAGGGGATAAGTAGAAGCGCAGAAGAGCTGCCCAAATTCTATTAAATGGCATTGTCTTACGAACAATGTTTTGAATACCAGCAAGTACATAATTAGGCTGTAGATCTGTCTTATCATCAGCACGAATTCCAAACTGTGTCTTAATTGTAGTTATAGTTCGTACAAGATTCACAGGGGCCTGAACTGATCCAGCATCAAGACCATTGCCACGACCAATTCCTTCAACGAGCATTCGCTGATCTTCAATTACTTGGGCCACCAATCCAGTTAGGGCAACAGTATCAATAGGAGGTGTTGAACCATCTGGTGTAATATTCGCCCAGTCGGCACCTTCAAGCATAAACTGACGCCGAATGTCTGAGTGACTCATTTTAGCAAGAGGTAGTGATTGATTTTCAATTCGTGTAGCGGCAGTTCCATCTTCGCCATAATGGAACTGTATAATATTACTATTGGAATCACGTACTGTTCCATCGTGCTGTGTGACGAGATCTTCTAATCCCTTAATAAGCTGTCGCTGAATGTATCCTGTTTCAGCTGTCTTAACAGCAGTATCAATCAAACCTTCACGCCCACCCATAGCGTGAAAGAAGAATTCCTGAGGGCTTAGTCCACGAATAAATGAACTCTCTACAAATCCACGTGCCTCTGCAGAATCATCATATTTCTTGTAATGGGGTAGTGTTCTGTCTGTAAAGCCATATGTAATTCGTTTACCTTCAATAGCTTGCTGACCCAAACAAGCTACCATCTGGGCAATGTTCGTTGTTGAACCCTTTGAACCAGCCTTAATCATAGAAATAAGACGATTTTCAACTGAGAGAGAGTTTTGAGCAAGTTTACCTGCTGATTTTGTGGCCTCGTTTAGAATAGCAAACATCTGGTCCTCAAACTCTTGCTGATTTGTTTTACCAGTATTGTTATCAAATAGACCGAGGTGGACTTGTAGAATAATCTGTTCAACTGCCTTCTTCTGATTCTGAATGACTTTTTCAACCTCGGATTTTGTTGTAGAATCAGCAACTAAGTCACTAATACCTACAGAAAATCCATTAAGTACAAGGAAAGATTCCACAGTTGATTGAATTGCGTCTAGCATTTCAACAGTCTGTTTAGATCCATAATCATTATAGGCAACATGTACAATACCCTTACCTGCTTTACCGAAAATATCATCATCAAGTGTGCCCTGAATAATTTCTCCCTGATGAATTTTCACAAAATTAGGAGATTCCTTTGAGTCTTTATCTTCAAATGATTTGTTACCCATTGACATATTAATAGGTGGTAATAGTTGACTCATGACTTGTTGACCTGTCCATCGCCCATTATCAGCCTTGGGTGTAGGCAGAGTTCCATCAAAACGGCGATTGTACATCATTAGATTCATGAACTCACGGCGATTAAAATTAATTCCAGGGCGAGTAATTCGGTAGGAACCCACAAGAGCATCTTGAACAACTCCAATTACAGGTTTAGCGTGACGAGGTGTGATGATTTGGTGAGGAACTGCCGCAATTTCCTGTAGCTCAACCTGGGCCTTCTCAGATTGACTTATATGCGCATTCATTTCGTCTCCATCAAAATCAGCATTATATGGCTTCACCACCTGTACATTCAGACGGAAAGTCTTATATGGTAAAATCTTTGCCCTGTGACCCATCATAGACATTTTATGTAGCGTTGGCTGACGATTGAAAAGTACAATGTCATTGTCCATAAGATGGCGATTTACTGTATCGCCATTATATAGAACAATTTCATTGGTATGAACATGCTTGAGTGAAATCATTCGTCCATCTGCTCGCACAATTGTCTTTGCTCCAGGCCATTTTGTCGGTCCATTTTGTACAAGCTTATAAAGTTTATCACGATTCCATTGTGTAACCTTCTCAGGAATACTAAGATTTGTAGCAATTTCAAGCGGAACGCCTAGTTCCTGGATTGAAAGATTGGGATCGCCAGTAATAACAGAGCGAGCAGAAAACTCAACTCGCTTGCCCTGAATATTGTACCGAATGCGGCCTTCTTTAGCACCAATACGCTGTTGGATAGATTTCAGAGGACGTCCTGAACGCTGAGCTGCCAGACTAACTCCTGGAATTTGATTATCTACAAGAGTAGCTACGTGATATTGAACAACTGAGATTAGTTCATCAATAATCTCCTTCTTAGCATTAGCAGCAATCTTTTGCGCCAAATATTGATCATGTTTGATAATATCATGAAGCTTATGAGTTAGATCATCTTCTGAGCGCTGATTATTATCTTGTACGACACTTGGGCGAACCTGTGGAGGAGGGATTGGTAGAACAGTACAAATCATCCAATCCGGTCGGCACCAATAACGTGAAAATCCCATGAAATCAACATCCTCATCTGAGATACGGCGGAATAGACGGTGGACAAACTCTACTTCCAATTCCATGGCGGATAGTTTTTGTCCCGCAGATGTCTGAGTAGTTTGGACGGCTGTTTGTCCAGTTGTGATGGCTAGGGCATTTTGAGTAGTTACTGCTTCTTGACTGAAAAGTGCCACTATACGAGCAATACCTTCCTTCATAAATTTCGCCGGCTGTGGAGCACCGCAACCATCTGCTGCTTCTTGTCCACAGCGGTCAATATTGCTACAAAGATTGTAGACCTCTTTCCATCTGGCCTCCCCTGATTTTTTAAGTAAATCTTTATGGAGTTCCTTATCAATTAGTAGTTTACCACAAGAGATACACACACAGCGAAGAATATTTTTGATGTATTGAAAGAATTGAAAGAAATATACAGGTCGTGCTAGTCGGTAATGACCAAAATGGCCCGGGCATTTATGATTTGTTTGACCACAGGAACGACAGATTTTACCATTGTCTAAAATACCCATACGGGGATCAAACAGACCTCCAATCTTTGGCTCATTTCCAACGTATGTATCTTTTGATACAACTTCTACGACGGAGCGCTTTTCAATCTCTTCAGGTGAGAAGATTGAAAATTGTACACCAACAATCGTCTCCACATCAGAGGAAGGAAGTGAAAAACCCTGCGGCATCTATCTAATTAAGGATTATTTAGTAGTCTCTAAGTTCAGGATAATAAATGATACCTAATCAATTTTTAGGAATGAATCTTTATACTCCTATTTTTCAACTGTGATTTAAGCAATATTCATTTATGTGGCTTATTTAGAAATGTCTACTAGAAATACAGAGGTAACAGAATTCCAAGGTTTATTAAATATTGTTGAAGAAGCTGTAGAACAAGAGCAAAGAAGTCATGCTTTTATCAATGTCTTACGATTTTTTGAAAAGAGTCACTTTCTGATTACTCATGAAAATTTAAAAAAAGAGATATTTAAAAAATCATTAGAACTTATATATATAACTAAGAATAGTGATAGAATTCAAGAGGAAAGTAAAAAAGGAAAAATAAGTGAAATTATAAAATTACTTTATAAATGTTATTATCGTGGATCTAGATTGGATGAATTTTCACATTCATTTTTGTATTTTTTTAATAATATAATATCACCACTTTTTAATAATAATTCTTTATTAATGAGAAATTATTTGAATGATGAAATTTATGAAATACTTGATCAGGACAGAATTGAATATGGCTCTAATAATAATGGGAATTATGGAGGTCGTCGTACCCGCAGCCGTCGCACCCGCAGCCGTCGCAACCGCACCCGTCTCAACCGCACCATACGTAAAAATTGATTCCCGTGTCTAGCCTACTAGACACTTTCAGAAATGGCATCAAATCAGTATCGTCTTGAAATTCTACCTGTTGGCTGGGAATCAATTGAGGAGGGATGCCCATATAAGTCCATTAGCTCACTAAGTTCGGATAATGCTGGATATGATCTATATTGTCGTAGATTCACAAATATCCCTAATGTAGCAATGGCTAATGGTAAAGGAACTCTCATTCCACTAGGTCTAAAGGCACGGCTTGTGAAACTTGGACATGTAGAAAGTGATTCTCATTATTGGCTACTACCTCGCTCAAGTATTTATAAAACACCAATGATTATGGCGAACTCTGTAGGAGTAATTGATAAGACATATAGGGGTGAGCTCATGGCTCCTGTTCGTTCAATCGGCCCAGAATACAATATTCAATGCGGAGAGCGATATTTTCAGATTGTAGCACCCGATATGGGGTGGATTACTGAGGTTCGCATTGTTGACAGTCTGCCAGAAACATCAAGAGGTGCTGGTGGTTTTGGCTCAACTGGATTGACTACAAGTTCATAATTATTTAGGCCTGGATTTTACAGTATATGGCATTTTAGATGAATATTTTACTGTTCTATTTTTTCTTGTATTTACTGGAGCAACTCTATTAAGGTTTGGTGTTAAATCTGGTCTTTTAAATATAAATTCTGAAGAATCTGCTCCTGCTTCATCGGCAGCTCCATACTCATCCACTAGAAATCCATTATACCACGTTCCTGATGGCCAAAAATCACGTAAAACATAAAACCCAGTTCTTTTATCAAAATAAATATTTGCCCCCCTTAAAAACACCTGACAATGTTCTTCAATTGCGTTCTTCCTTTTATCAGGACTTCCTGATAGCGTCTCACGAGTTAACATACTAAACATTTTCTCAGCCCCTATAAATCCATTTTCAGTTATATATCCATATGGTAGAATTGATAAATCTCCTGATTCTAATTCATTCATAACATAATTAATTCCATCTATTAATCCTGATGCTGGTCTAATAAGAGTCTCACTAAGATCCTGACGTGCTCTAACAACTATTTCAGGAAACCCACGACTACCATTAAAATCCACAAAAAGATTTTTCAATAAAAAATTCTGTTTCAGGGGATCCAATGTTAATAAATATTTTCCCATTGGTGTTTCTGGTGGAGATAAACGTATTTTTCTTCCACCCATTTTTTTATCTGCATCCAAACTATCCTGATTACCAATTGAAATATGCCCTGTATACTCAGTGCCCGTTAGAGGATTTATACAATTATCATAGGAAGCTTCTGAAAGTAATTGTTCTTCAGTCATAGGCGGACGCACGCATTGTCTCAAATATTCTGGAAATTTATCACATCTCCGAATAATATCACTAGATTCTACTGATGATAAGGGTGTTCCGCGTACAGCTATTGATGGTGAAATCATACTGATAAATTTTGTGGTTGATTTTAACACATAGACCATTATTGTATCAAGTCGCATCCAAGCAGGTTCATCTGTCTTCCAATCCATTAATCCAAAACATGGGTAGGGAAATGGAAATGTAAAAATATTTGTAACAGGTGTCAGGCAAAATCCTTTACCAGGTATAAAATTACCAATTAAATCAGAAACCAGAAAAAAACCTGAAAGATCTTGACGCACTCCTTTAAAAAGTAAAGTTCCTGCCGGTAAAATAATCTCCTGAAATGTTGTCCTATAATTTCCAAGTTTAACATCTTTTGGTTTATGACGTATATTTTCAATGTCAGTTAAAACAAGTGCCATTGTTATGCTATTATAAAGAAGGTAAATTAGTTGGTCTAAAACCATACTCATAACTAGTTTAGAATGTCCTCCAAAATTTTGGAAACATTTACAACTATAAGAAATACAAAAGTAGAATTTGTTGAGGATTCTAAGTTTGGGACTATTTGTTATATGAATGGTCAAATACAATCAGCAACCTTAGATGAAAAATTGTATCATAAATTTTTTTCTGATATTGCTTCTGCATATACAGAAAATACGAAGGATGTGTTAATAATTGGTGGCGGAGAGGGTTGTCTAGCACGTGAAATACTTGCTCACAAGACTGTTAGAAATGTTACTATGGTTGATTGGGATAAAGAAGTTATTGATGTATTTAAAAGTCCTAAATACGCCAATCTTTGGGCAGGTGAATCTACATGGACTGATCCAAGATTACGAGTTGATATAGATGATGCTTGGTTATGGACCAAAAATAACAAAGCCAGATTTGATTTAATTTTTGTTGATTTATTTGATCCTGAAACATCATTTGAAGGATTAGAAAGATGGGAGAATCTTCTTGTTCAGCTGAGAGGATTGCTTAATTTGGGAGGGACTATGGTCGTTTATTGTGGAATGTCAGGAGAAGATGTGTATCAGGAAACAGATATGATACTAAATAGTGGAGAGTTTTGGCGGGGAATTGAAATTAATGGAACTCAAAATAAATTTAAAGAGATTTCTAGATATCAGGTAAATGTTCCTAGTTTTGAGGGGGAAGCAGTTTTTATTAAAGCAGAAAATTATTTAGGTCTTTTTTGAACAAGCCATGGCGGAAGAGCCTGATACGTTGAAACTTGATTTGGAAGACTTGGAAGTGTTCTTTCAGGCAGTTCATGTGTTTGGCTCTGAATTTGTTGTTTATTTTCTGCTCCTACAACGTTGCTCCATAGGGTATCCTGACGTTCTCTTTCGGCTTTTAGTAATGCTAGATTAACCGAAGTTTGTGCACACGTTGAATCCTTAGGACGATATGAATTGTTTCCATGACCATCAAAACGATGTATACCACATTTGAATGTATTTCCTGACATTGTAAAAATTGAAATATATAACCTAAATACTATACATAAAAAATACATGTAAAATTTTATCACATCTAAATATCACACTGGATCTAAAATGGATTCAGAAGTATCTTATGGTATTCTTCAAACAAAAGATTATATTAATTTTCATCTTGCTCAATCAAACGGTCAACTTCTACAAATCCCAGAAGGTATTAAAGTATTATCTGGCTGTCTTCCAGGTGATGAAATAAAGTTTGATTCTGAATCCAAATGCTATAAAGTTATTCATTCAGCAAACCATAACAAACTTATTGGAATTCTTGAATTAACATCCAAAACGCGATATGGTATCACTAGTCGTGGTTATAGTAAATATTTATGGCGTCCAATGAATCCTGCCTATCCTCCATTCATTGTTGGATCTTCACAAAAAGTTCTAACAAAGAATATGTTATGTTCTATTAATCTCAAGGGTTCATTATGGAATCCTAGTCTTTCAACATTTCCTGAAGGAGAAATTGTAGAATATTTCGGATACCTAGGAAATTGGGAGGCAGAGCGACGAGCTCTTATCGAACATTGGTGTCCCTGGCGGAATTCTGAAAAAAATGTATCTGAGGTCAATAGTGTAAATAATAATAATCAAAATAGATATGTAATTGGCAATAGTGATTATGAAAAAATGAATACATTTCATATTGATCCTCCTGGTTGTCAGGATGTAGATGATATTTTAACGATTTATTATGATAATGAACGTAATATTGTTAGGTGTATTATCACCATTTCAGATGTAGCAGAATATATTAAAAATCAGAAATCACAAATTCTTGAAACTGCTCAGAATATTGGTTCAACATTTTATAATGAAAATGGCGGAGTTTTAGTTTCAATGCTACCTAAAAAATTGTCTGATGAATATTTATCACTTCATGATAATGGAAGAGATAAGTATGGAATTAGTCTTGATATTGAAATAGGCTGTGAGGTTGGTGAAGGCAGTAAAATATTGAAACAATCACTGTATTTATCTAAAATACTTAAATCAGTTGTAAAAACCTACACGTATGAAACATTTCTAGAAGATACTCAGCAAAATTGTAGAAATTACAAAATTGTTTATGAAATTCTAGAAAAAACACTTGGCCGTTGTGCTACAAAATATAATGGAAAAGAAACAGGAATTGATGGTATTCATGCTTTTGTTGAAACTACTATGCTTTACTACAACTGGTATGTTGGAAATTTCCTGGCAACAACTGCTGTTGTTGAGAATATTCCTTATAGAGCGCAGGGGGCACTGCAGAGTGAAAGATTAAAAGATTGGCAGGAACGGATACCCACTTTTACATTTCCTGAATCGGCCCAGTATGTATTAGGTAGAGATTCAAAACATTCAACGCTTGGACTTAAAAATTATTGTCATGCTTCATCTCCAATTCGTCGTTTCTGTGATTTATGGATTCAGATTCAATTACATTCAATTCTAAATATTCAATCTTTAGGTAACATAATGAAACTCCCAGATGAATTTGTAGATAGTTTGGTGAATAAGCTAAATGACCGATCAAAATCTCAAAAAAAATTCTCAAAACAACTTGGTCTAATCGCAATGATGGAAAAAGGCGTGCGTGATTTTCATGGAATATGTTTGGAGTGGCGAGAGTGCGAGAACGGTTTATTTTGGAAGGGAAAATTTCTTGTTGAGGAAATTGGTATGGTTTATACTATCAGGCAATTAGGAGATAAAAAACGTACTAGTGTTGGTAGTAAAGTAGCCCTGAAAGTAGGTATTCATATGACTGAGGCTGTTTGGAAACGAAGGTTTGTATTTAGTTTATTTGATTCTTCATTAAATAAAGATATTCATAAATAAAATAATACTCTTGATGTTTACATGGAGGATGTCTAGATAATACATCATCAAGGTGAAAATGTAAATTATATAATAATTTATATAATATTTTAAAAGAACCAATCATAATATTATCACATCCATAATGAAGTTCATATTTTTGATTTGTGAATACAATTGGTGATGTGGTATTTTTATTGTTTTCAATAAAATCTACTAGGTATTTATGAGATATAGCGTTGTATGGTACAACCAATAAATCAAATCGTGTGATAACAATATTAGTTTCCTTATCTATATTTTGTTTCATTAAAACATCCATAAAATAAAACATACTATATAACATAAATTTCCAACCTTTTAATGGCATGGGAGATTTTGATACTGTTCCAGTGATATTTCCAGTTAATTTAACTGCTGTTTCATCAACTATTTCTATATATTTTATGATTGATTTTAAATCTTTAAAATATGCATATATTGTATCAGGTGTTACTTGATTAGAATTAGCTTCAACACCACGCCAACTTAATGATGTGCTAAAAACAGACCATGTAAAAATATATATTTCTAAATCATTATTTTTATTGTATATATCTTTTAATAAGTTATATAATTTATCTGAATCAAATGAATTACGTACGTGACCTCTTATAATCAAAATCATTTATATATATTTATATAGGTACATAAAAAAATATTAAGAACAACAAATATTCATAATTACTCAAGTCCTAAGAACTTACGTCCTATCTTACTAGTTGCGAACATTCCAAATCCGGATACTATCTGTAGATAAAAAATGGGAGTTTTCTTTGTACAACATAATAAATAAAACGATAATGTGAAAAAAAGTATTGAACTAATCCAGAATAAGATTGTAAAAATATCCATTCTACTATAACATTGAAATTATTAATCTAGTCGCAAATACAAACTATCATTAAGAACAAAATCCCGCGATAACGATGGGCGAAGTCCAGAACACGCTTCAACCATATCTACATGTCCAGCCATTGAAGCCAAAGCTACCCATTCCTCCAAAATATTGCTCAATTTCATGACACCTCGCACAAAATTTCCCTCAAATAGCTCAAAGATTTCACAAAGTACCGACGGATCTTCTCCACCTTCTAGCCACCGCCACAATAGCTCCATCCAATCACCTGAAAGCAACAATGACTTCAGACCAACCCCCTCAAAATCCCTAACAGCCTCTGCCAGATTGCTCATCTGGTCAAACCATTCCTTAATTTTATCAGGAATATCCGCCTGACGAACCACCACTTTAGGATCAGGAATTGTGCCATCTGGTTTCCAATATGATTCTAAGAAAGCTGACAACAATACAATTAACATATTTGGATTTTGGATTAGCAGATGACGCTCAGCATCATTTAGTCCATAATAGAATTTTGGAAGAATCATATAACCCGCCTCATTTACTTCGGATGCTGCTAACCCAAGGGCCGTTAAACAGGGTTCATTCAAATGTTCATCAATCTCTACATATCCTTGAGCTTTCAGGAAATGGATACGATTCTGTAGCAATTCTGAAAAACTTGTCAGATCAATATTCTCTTTCTCAATTTCAACAATTTCCTCCTGAATTTTATTAACCACAGTCCAATTTTTCCAGGCAATATCCCAATTTTTACCAGGTCGGCGATTTTTCCATTGTTCAAGTGCTACCTGTGCCCTCTTTTTATCTTGTGTCTGAGGAGTAGCCATACGAAATTTTTCTTCCAAATCCGCCCGCTCCTTTAACTGTGTCTCAATTTCTGAATTAATTCCTAATGATTCTATTTTATTAGTCAATTCTTGTATTTTTACAATATTCTGTTGTTTCTGACTAGCACGAAGACGAGACCAATAGGAATTATTAAGAATTTCCACTGCCCTAGTTGGGGATGTTAGCATTGTTTTTAGAATAAGATTACATGAAAGTTCAACACGACTTTGTACAGCTTGACAACCACCAGTCATCATTTTCTTTAAATCAATCAATTCAACAGGATCTCTTTCAGGTAAGTAAATAGCCCATCCCTCTTTATCCTTACCCCTTCTTCCTGCACGTCCTGCCATTTGTAAATATTCATCAGATCGTAGCATACGCATGCGTTCAGTAGAATCATCGTATTTCTGATATCCCGCAAAGATTGTTGTCTTCGTCGGCATATTTAGTCCTACTGCGAATGTTTCTGTACAAAATAGAACTTTAATATAACCACGACTGAAAAGTAGCTCGACAATCTCTTTAAGCACAGGAATTAATCCACTGTGGTGGAATGCTATTCCTCGCAGAAGTAAATCATAAAGTCCATGCCATTGGGGTAATTTTTCTAGAATAGCCATATGGCGACTTAGGTGAAATTTTACAATATGTTTAACCGAAGCAGCATCTGAGGAATCAATAAAATTATTGGTCACTGATGAAGCATAATTTTCACACCCACGACGATTCAGGACAAAGAATAGAGCAGGAAGTAAATTTCGCTCTTTTAGAACACTAAGAGCATTATTCATTCGGTATGTAAAAGATGTCCCACGTTCTGAATGAGCTGATTTGGCATTTTCTCCCTGTTCAATGGTTTTAGCTAGATTTTTCTGAATAATAGCATCTTTCTGAGATTTTAACCAGGCAGTATAAACACCAGAATTAAAGTCCCCTTTGGAACTACAGAGGATTTGTAGGGAGTTATCAGGAAATAGCAGAGCATGTTGAAGAGGAACAACACGATATGTTGTTTGAATCAAATGACAACGGCGATGGGGGCTTTTAATTTCCGTCAGCCATTCTGCTAGATTTTCTGGGCCACTGAGAGTAGCACTCAGAAGAATCATTTGAACTTCTGGAGGCATTAGAATAAAACTCTCCTCCCATACATGTCCCCTATCTGGATCATTCATATAATGACATTCATCAAATATAACTGATCCAAGACGATCAATTGAAAGATTTGACGAAAGACCAATATGTTCAGTCGCGGTTCCTTGTTTATAGAGAAGATTTCTAAGAATTTCGGTGGTCATTACAACAATATCAGCATCTGGACAGAATTTAATATCTCCTGTTAGAATACCGACACGGACCCCTGGAAACTGATTTTTAAGATCATGATATTTCTGATTACTTAGTGATTTAATTGGAGTTGTATAGAAAATGCGTTTTTTTTGTGAAAGAGATATATGAATCTGGAATTCCGCTACTAGAGTTTTTCCAGATCCTGTTTTAGCACATACAAGAACATTGTCACCGCGATTTATAGCATTACATGCCTCGATTTGGAATGAATCAAGGGGAAATGGAAATACTGTGGATGGATCCATTTTAGTGATAGGATATAAAATACTATGTTGACTTATTTTATATTCAATTTTTTTAAGCGTGCCACTGCCACTGCCACCTCCCTACATTATGGCTAAAATCGCAAAATAACACATCCATCACCACCACGACCTCCGCGGTATGGTAATAGAGACGCCCCTCCACCCGCTCCATATCCTAAATAGTTTTCATCCAGAGGACCATTTTCATTTCCATAATCAGCTCCATAGCCACCACGACCATACTCCAAAGATTGTCCCGTTAGATTACTAGTTACTCCATCACCCCACCATCCACCGATAAAACCAAATGTATCCTGACCACTAGTTAAACTTCCTCCTCCGCCACCAGCTCCACCTGTTCCAGTACCCAAAGGAATACCGCTACTACCACCCTCTGATGGTTCGGTGGCAGTAGCAGCAGATCCACCACCACCATTTATATATTTACTGTTAAAATTTGGAGGACCAAACCCACCTCTACCACCGAGTGCTATTATTGTCCTAAATACTGAATTTCCACCTGCAGAACCATTATTACCAAAACCTGGAATGGAACCAACTCCACCAGCTCCAACAGTAATATTGTAGGTCGTATTCGGCACAACTACCATCAATCCTTCTTTAACCTGTCCTCCTCCTCCACCACCACCCGCACGATAATTATCTCCAGTAGCAGAACCCCCACCAGCACCAACTACTAAGTATCTAACATTACTGACATCTGAGGGAGCCGTCCATGTATAAGTTCCTGAAGTAAAAAAAGTAGCAAATCTTGCTTTTATAGCACTAATATCAATAGGTTCATTATATAAACCATTTCCAAATTTTGTTATACCTCCAAGCATTACTCTATATGTTTTATTGTTTGATATATCATTATTTGAGGATGATTCCTTTGTTATTAAAACTGAAGTACCAGTCTGTGCTGGACTAAATGATTTAAATGTTACACCAGCATCAGTTGAGTAATTGTAGTTTGTTATAACTGAACCTCCATTTTTACCAGGCGTAAAAAATATAAATATTTGATTGTTTACAAATGATAACTGTAAATTATTAGGTTCCCTTGCTCGGGTAATTGTTGGAATAAATGGCTGTAGTATTACATTAGTATTTGGATTAAAAACATTGATATTATAATTTGATGTATCTTTATATATATTTTGAGTTGTTTGAGTAGGCAAATAGTTATTAAGAATCAGGGCTGATGATATATCTGTAGCAAGGGGTAATAAAGGAGGTACAAAAGATTGCGTATAATTTATAGAATTAATATTAATTTTAAAACCTGTTATATAGCCTGAAAAACTTGCCCAAGATTGCTGTGGTGGAACTGCAGAACCATAAGCCCAATCTCCTAGTCTTAAACAAGAATTGATATCTGTATTTCGAAAATTATAATTAATTAGACGTGAGGACCCAAATCTAGCTCCATTAAAATACATATTCAGATTTCCTAAACCATCTCCCTGAAAAGCTATATGAACCCATTTATTGTTTAAATCAGAAATATCATACAGTTTAGGAGCACCCTGAATTGAATTTCCAAAACACCCAAAATACACATTATTTTCTGACGGTAATCCTTGATTAATAGTAATTCCCAGAGCAACCCCATTATTAGATGTATCATTTAAAAAATTTATAATAAAAGCTGGGGCTATACTAGCGTTTAAATCATATTGATTTGAATATGATAAAACAATAATTTGCTGAGGTAATTGAGAAACTCCAGTATTAGTGTTATATAAATCTATCCATTGCCACCATTCAATTGTAAAAGCCTTTCTACCAATTTGTACTGCTGAACAATTACTAATATCAATATACATTGGAGCTAGAGGAATGTTTCCATTAATAGCATTATAATAAGAAGTGTTAGATCTATAAAATTTATTAAAATAAAAACTTCCATATGATTGATTAGTCAGAACAGATGGTGATGTTTCTCCAGATAGAGTTACTCGTGATGTTAATATTTCACGTATATATGGTGAAATATCATAAATCGTATTATAGGAAATATTTCCATCAATTAAAAATTTTGTAAGTGATGTCAATGATGAATTAGCACCAGAATACATAAAAGGAACGAGAGGAGGTGACGGTACAATAAAGAAATTTTTATATAATGCCCCTGCAGATAAACTCGGGATATCTGTAGTCCAGCGGAAATTTGTTATATATCCATTAAATTCTGCCCCAGTTGGTACTGTAATTTGTGGACTTCCTATTAATCCTGAATTATGATTACCAATAGTTAAATATGGATAAGCAATTGTACTTGGAATTAATATGTTGTAATTCTGAGGACCTTGGCTAAAACTATAGTCGGGATTTGTATAGATACTCGGTAAATTTTGGATAATTATTGGAGAAAAAGGAAAACCATTTACAAAGAATTGAAATGTACTAAAAGTGGTGGTAGTATTGTTATTTCCAACAATTGCCATATGGTTCCAATTCTTTAGAAGTGATGTTGTAAAATACGGATTATTGGGAGAAAAGAATCCAAAAAAAACACTTTGAGGGCCAAAATTTATATCATAGAAGTAGAATTTTACATTATATATATTAGATATATCAGTAGCAATATAGGATCCACTCAGTTCTAGAGTAAGTGCCGTTATTCTCCCGTTAAAAGATTCAGGTGCTCCAATAGAGAAAATTGTGTTAATACTATTTCTAGAACTAGGATTAAATTTACTATACCATTCTATAGTAAAATTACCTGTCCCAGGAGCAAGATTACCCGTTGAATTATTTACTTCTGTGCGAACATTAATCTGTGAAGGTACTTCATTTGAAAAAAGATAACTTCCAAATAAAGTTATTGGTGGATCATTAGATGATAGTTCAATTGTAGGGCAGAGTGTTTCACATGGTAGATTTGGTTTGAAACCAAATGATGTTTTAATTTGAGAAATTTGTCCAGGTGTCAAACGTCCTTGATAACTTGAAAGAATGTCATTTTGGCTGTCTGAATTTGGATTATTAAATTGAAAATTATTATTGATATTAAAAGCACGGGTCATATTCCTTTTTGTCAGATCTGAAGCATCTCGTCTATATCTAGACATGGAACACTTGCTAATTATTCATAGACTTTGGGATAGAAGCAGAAGGCGAGGCTACTGAACCAACGCTTTATTGGGATTGACGGCCATCAGTCAAAGCAATCATACATTTTTCAATGTTTATTGACCTAATTATTACCTAAGTATGGATTTGGTGTATTAAAATTTGTACCGACTTGTAAAAGTCCATTAAATCGTCTATTACCACTTACATCATTTGGAATATTAATATTGTTACTTATATCTCTGTTGTTATTGTTTGAAAAATAGTACCATGTAGATATTTGGGGGCTAACAGGAAAATTATTCCCGTATGAATAGTTTATTTTTAGATTTTCCTCTGGAGTTGTTTGTTGAATCTGTGTGTAATATCCAATTGATTGTTTTTGACGAATTATATCTTTGGCGTCCATTTAATTCTTACTGGGAAATTGATTATCTCAAAGAAGATTTAAATAGACCTGTTTCTGAACCCTGGGTGACAAGGACTGGTTCACTATAAAAAGTGTGAGCAAATTTCTTTTTTACATTCATCCAGTGGTCTATTGGAACCGAAATCTGTGTGTCTTCTAAAAAATCATTGTAAATAAACTGAGCAGCCTGACGGGAAATTAAATAAAAACATGTTCCTCTTGTTCCTGGAGAAGGATAAAGTAATCTGTCGGGTGTTATTTGACCTTGATAATGAATATTACAACAACTAGAGCAAAAAACAATATAGTTTATGTTTCCGTTTAATTCTTTTAGAAGTTGATCCAACTTATTTGGAAGATCAGGGTCAAATATTGAATCATCCTCTGTTATACAACAATTCTCTAGATTAGTTTCTAAAAACCGCCTTAGCGCTTCAATGTGTTTTAAAAAAATCGACATTTCACTTTTTGAAATGTTTCTAAATTTAGAAATTTGATCTAAAGTAAGAACATCTCTATCAAAATTTTCAATAAATTCATAATCCGTATAATTTAAATTTTCAATTTGTAAAATTATATTTTTTTTCCTATCTTTTAATGGTGTATAATGAATAACATAGATTTTCATTTATTCTATTTCCACACTTTATATGAACTTTATATTACACAATTGTTTATTTGCCGTACCCAAAGATCTCTTTTAACCTAGTAAAACGCGGGAGAGGGGAGAGGGTATTAAAATATCCAAAGGAGTGTTCTGAAGATGGATATTTTATTAAATCTAAAGTCATTTGTTTTATTAAATATAGTATGATATCAATTATATATGGAACACGTCCTGAATTTTTAAAATTAAAATGTTTAATTGATCTATTTCGTAAAAATTTTATCCCTTTTCAAGTCATAAAAGTTGAACAACATATCAATTTAATTGAAGATAAAGGATATTATGATGAAATATTAACAATTGATAATATTTGTGAAGATAGAATCTCTAATATAGGTTCAAGTATTTTATCTAAGCTTCCTAAATTGATAAAATCTTCGTCTCATGTATTAGCTCAGGGTGATACTGCCACAGTGTTTTTTTCTTTATTATGTAGTTTTCAAAATAATAAAAAAAATATTCATTTGGAGGCAGGAATGAGAACATATGATTTAAATAATCCTTTTCCAGAAGAAGGATATCGTCAAATGATTTCAAGAATTACAGATATACATTTATGTCCATCCGAAATTGAGAAAAAAATTCTAAAGGATGAAAAGGTTAAAGGACAAATATATGTTGTAGGTAATTCTATTTTAGATCTTGTTAAAAGTTATAAAATACCTATAGTATTGGAAAATAAAGTAATAATTACTCTTCATAGGCGAGAAAATTGGCACAGTTTTAAAAATTATATTATAGAGCTAATTTATTTAATAAAGAATAATAGTAACTTTACATTTATTTTTTTAATACATCCGAATCCTAATTTTAAAAATATTATTAATGAACTAAAAGAAATTATACCTGATAATTTAATTATTCAAGAAAGTGTTACACATGTTGAATTAATAAAATTATTATCAAAATGCGCCTTTGCCATTACAGATTCAGGGGGGATACAGGAAGAGGCTAATTTTTTAGGTAAACATATTTTTTTATTACGGAAAAATTCCGAAAGACAATCAATTGATGAAAGTAAAATTAGTTTATGTGATATTAATAATATTAAAAATATTGAATGTAAATATTATTATCATAAGCAAGGATTAGAATATGGGGAGGGAAATACTTGTGATAAAATTATTAATATATTAAAACAGTTAATAGATTAAGTAATCTGAGCTATCACATAATTAGCCTACTCAATAGGAAGGCTTATATTTTTTGGTCCAATGTGTTTAATTAGATCTAAATGAAATATAGTTTAATATAGTGATGATTCAAGGAAATAGTCTAAATCACTTATTTTTTTTCCTAAAAAAAATACAAAAACGAGAACCTTTTTCATTTATAAGACCAAATGATGGAGAATATTTAATTGTAACTAATAATACATTTGTAACCCAAGATTTATGGAAATTTAACGGTGGTTCACTTCAACAAGAACTTTTAGAAAGCATACGATCATGTAGGGATATTGATAATTGTTACGTTGGAATTCCATGTTCTTCATGCTGGGATCAGAACAAAACAAATTGGTGTATAAATAACTATAATATTAATCCTGATAAATTAACATATGGTAATTTAGTTTGTAACTATAATTGGAAAATATTTACGAATTTTTTTATTGATAATAAAATTAAGTTTTTTTATATAGGTCCAGGTGAAACACCATGCACTACACTAAATGTTATTGATAGATTATATACGGATCCTTTTCAAATTGAAAAATGGGATACTGAAAAAGAAACATTTAAAAAATATGTATTTAATTGGATTGAAAATAAAATATCAAATTCTGATAAATCCCTATTTTTTTGTTTTTCAGTTGGACCTTTGACGAAAATTTTGATCCCACATTTAGCAAGAACATATAAAAATCACTTTTTTTTTGATGTAGGTTCTGCGTTTGATCTATTCTTAAAAGGAAGTACAAATAGATTATACATAAATGATAATCAACTATATACAAAAATAGTATGTGATTTCCAAAAGGGTCACATAAAATATTTAGACCAATGAATAATTCAAACCGGCACTTAGCGGAACACAGCCCTCCCCGCTTTTTGTAGGATTAAAAGAATTCATCAGTTGCGGCCATTGAACATTTTGCCTCCCCCATAGGGAGGCGAAATGATATAAATGTGATGAATTTATTATTAGAATATAAATAATCTACATGTCTTTTATAAACTTAAATCCTAGTTTTTTATAATAAAAAAACATTGAATTGAAGTTGACATAATTTTGAGAAATGGCAACTTTTTCTGTTCCATATTCTAATGCTTTTTTAGGATTACTACCATATAATTCTAAATTATCAGGCGGATGCGGAGGTACATATGTATTGATACCTATTTTTTGTAAAGCATAAGAAAGTCCCATATCTTCACCCGTTATAAAAAGGTCATCATAATTTGGAACAATTTTAAATAATTCTGGTAGCCAACTTCTTCGTAAAAACCATGAGTGACCAACTAAATCAACCTGCACAATTTCTTTATTTGGATTGGGCCATCCCACTCGGTCTTTTACATACCAGTCTAAATAATGTTTAGGATTTTTATTGAAAACTAATCCAACTGTCCCCAATAGACCATTTACTTTATTCATAGTATTTAAACAATTTTCAAACCATTCGTTACCAGGAATTGTATCATCATCAAATATACATATAAATTCAGTATTCGCTAATAAAGCACCAGCGAATCGTGGCCAAACACCTAAATTTTTATTTGAAGTAAAAATTATCAATGACTTATCATTTTTTATTTTTTCAGGTATATCATAACCTTCTACACTATTATGCCAAATAATGATTTGTTTAGGAGGTTTTGTTTGATTGCGTAAAGCTAAAATTTGTTCCTCAATAACATGAGGTCGTTTAAACACATTAAGAACTGCCGTTATGTCATTTGAAGACATTACTATAAGATATATATCTCAAATATTGTTTCTTTAAACTAATTAATATGACAATGTTCGGCTCAGCCTAGCTTAGCCTCTCCTAAGGGTAGCAGGTGAAATGTTTGTTGGTTTAAATATTACCTACGTTTTGGACATAACCTAGAAAACTTCGCGACTAAATACAAATAACCAAGTACGTACCACATTCTAATATTCGTAGGAATCATATTGCAAAAATTATTAGAGCTCTCATATTTTTCTGATTCATTTAGTTCCTGTATAGCTGCCATAATATGAGGAACTGTTGTATTTGGAATTATAAAAGTCTCGCCAGAATATGTCTCACACTTAATTCTATTGAGATCCGGTGAAAAATCTATACATTCTCCATTATTAGTTGTTCCTTTTGGTAATTTATCTACAACACACGCTACAAATTTTACAGATTCAGGTAAATTTACAAATAAAAAATGGACTGATCAAGAATTAGCCAATCGC